AGACTGTAAACCTGCTACGGTAATAGGGCTTGAAGACCCTGTGCCTGTATAAGAGCCAGGGCTTGAGGTTACTGTGTAAGAAGTAATAGGTAACTTTGAGTTAGGTGCTGTGAAAGTAACAGTTGCCGCACCGTTGTTATAGGCTCTTGAGGTTCCTACGTCAGTTGCAGTGCCGATAGTTGGGGCAACTGGACTTGATTTAGCGCCTGAGGCGCTGGCTCCTAGGATTGGCATGTACTTATTTTACCTTACTTTTAGAATGCGTTTTTTCGCGCTCTCGTTCCGTACTAAGAAAGAGAATCGGGATAATTAACCAGGTTATCGAGAAGGAGGAGGGAGGAAAGGTTAGGGGGAAGGGAGTGTCCGATTTTTTGGTGAGCGTTAAGGTGGTCAATCATTTCTTGCGTTGACTCTGCGTTGAAGGAGATATCTAACTCGTCACCAAAATAACACATTCCACAGACAAGGCCGCGACCAGGAACGGAGTAAACATAAACATCCGACTCGCCGAACTTAGAATAAATCATATGCTTACTATATCAGTTAAGATTTATAGTATGGATGACATGGAAGACTTCGAGTATCTCTCGGAGGAGGAAAGTAATGATTTTGTAGAGAGAATGATTGAGGCTGGGATTTTAGTAGAAGATGGTTTTGATGAAGATGGGGAACTTACTTACACCTATAACTTTGAATTAATGAAGGTTTTACTGCCTGAAATGTATGATGAAATTATGACTGGAATTAATGATAATTTAATGGGTTTGTATGAGATGGGTTTTGTAAAGGTTGAATACAACGAAGATCTTAAAGCAATATTCTCTGCTACTGAAGAAGGATTTATTTTCTTTAAAAATCAAGGATATGAATAAAAGTAATTCGGATATACGTAGGTAGGTTTCTTATAGCGTAGGTTTAACTACGCGACCGTCTTGTCCAATCATGGGCTATAACTCGCATCCCACGTATATCCTTGCCCATTGTTATAGGTTTCCAACGCCTTTAGTCTTTTGCTAAAGTACGGGGCTCATCGCCACCCCTATCGGTAAAAAGAATACTACAGTCTTTTTACAAGTTTGGCAACATATGTAAGAATTTCAGCAGCGCTCAAAGAACTGTCAATCTCAAGTTGTTCTATCTGAATAGCCAACGCTTGCTTGTCTACGTGGTTATCTTTACATCCCCAGCCATATTTATTCTCTAGTTGATTCATAATCTTCCCCCTATCCACTCAACTACGTTTGCTGTAACTGCATTTCCCATTTGTTTGTATCTAGCAGAATCTGATTGACCATCAGTCCAGCCTGATGGGAAACCTTGTAATCTTTCGCACTCTCTAGGAGTGAGTCTTCTTACTTGCTGACGTGAGATTGCATCTTGAGTAGAGTGAACAATTGTTACTACTGCTCTGGACTCTCCACTATTGTCAAAGGCATTCAAAGTAGGACAGATAACTTTTTCGCGCCATACTTCTGGCGGTAACGTTCCATCTTCATATCGTGCACCACTTCTAATTACTTTGACAAACCAAGATGTCTGTAACATCTTTACAGTTCCTTACACCCTTGCAAGAGTGCTTTTTCCAGCGCTGGTGGAAGAGTTTTTCCGCGACGAGATGCTCGGCGCATTATCCCCTCGCATGCTTTCGGGCTCAATGTGTATCGGGGACTTACTTCTGTCTCTAGTACTTCCGACAATGAAGACTCGACGACGACGCTGGGGGACTCCGAAGAATTGCGAATCCAAAACTCGCCATTCGATGTGGCTATACCCTGCGTTGGCCATTTCAGAGATGACGACTCCGAAATCGCGTCCTTCGTTGCTTGATAGAAGTCCTGGCACATTTTCCAAGACGATAGTGTGTGCTTTGACTTCTTGCGCAAATCGTATTGCGTCCCAGAAGAGTCCACTTCGTGCCCCAGCGATACCAGCACGCTTTCCAGCGACGCTGACGTCTTGGCACGGGAATCCTCCGCAGACAATGTCAACTTTTCCAATTAAATCAATCTCCTTTGCCCACTCGACGGCCGTCTTAACATCATCATGTAATGGAACCTCAGGCCAATGTTTTTTTAATATCTTCTGAGCATTCTTATCTATCTCTACTTGACCAACGCATGTGTGTCCTGCTTTTTCAAAGCCAAGATCAAAACCACCAACGCCTGCAAATAAAGAAACAAATGTGCTCATATGCGATTACCTAACCATGTTGCAACATTGACAGTTACAGCATTACCTAGTTGTTTGTACCGATGCGTATCTGCTTGGCTACCAGTCCATCCTAGAGGAAATCCCTGAAGAACCTCGCATTCTTGCGGGGTGATTCTTCGGATATTTTCAGTAGCAACCATCGACATATTTAGCCCGCCAGTTCCCATGAAACTAGTAAGCGTATTTATTGTCTCCCCTTGGATCCTAAACCCATCGGAACGATGAGGATGGAAAACAATTGCATCTTTTTTTATCAAGACTGCAAGACGTATCTGTTTTTATCTAAGATTGGCTTGTAGCACGTACTCTTTCCATCATGGCTAGTGATGTAACCATATCTGGCCATACGAAAACGCAAGGCACTAGGAGATACACCTAAGCGCTTACCTAAGTGTCGAACACTTACTCCTTCAACAGTAATGGCATGGTTGATTAACTGCGTGTACTGCTCTGCTTCTTTTCTAAAGTTAGGAGAGTGTGAGCGCACCTTTTGAGCAATGGGCTTTAACTCTAACAATTGAGAGAGAGTACTCTCTGAAGGTTCAACTAAAACTCTCAGTTGTCTCATTTCTTTCAGAGGCAGTGTAGGAACAGAAAAATTAGTAGATACATTTGAAGAACTCAAATGCTTGTAGCGTCCTTCAATAATCTGACGAACTCTTTCTCTACTAGAAATACCTGCTGCATCTGCAATACTTTGAAGACTCCAAGAGGCTGCTCTTAACTCTTTAATGTAGGCATTGCGAAGTTCTAAATCAGAAGATATCTTTTTGAAATTCTCGTACACATCTTCAGGCAATTTTTGATTCGTCTTTGTATATCCTTCTGGGGTCTTCATATTTACTACCTTTTCTCTCTCTTTTGTCATTAGAGGAAAAGGGTATCAGGGACTTTACAAAAAGCGCAAACTGAGCTATCTTCCTGACTTTTTAAGCCTTGACAAAGCCTGTAGGGGTATGTACTCTACCTACATGGCTAAAAAAGATAGGCTCTATGAGGATGGGACAGGTCCTACCCTTGTGAGGATATTTTTAAGAGCCTTGATGATTTCAGTAATTATATGGCTGATGCAGAAAATTAGTAGTTCTTAAAGCCTATTACTCTTTAGGATCTCCGTTGTATAAAGAGATGGCATCAACAAGATTAGTAGTTCTACTTGTTACATATCCGCCTTCTTTATCTAACTTCTCTTTGGCGGCTTGTTCATTTTCTGCAATAACTTGAATAATCATAGTTACTGCGTAGGTATAGCACTTAGTTGAATCTTTTTCCTCTGTCTTGATTGCTTGCTTTGCCATTGTAGATTCTTCTCTCGTAAGGGTGGATACCTAAAGAGTAGCAGAGAAATGCGTTTTTTCGCGCTCTCTTTCCGTTATAGGAGGAACAGAGAGAGAGAAAAGGGGAAGGGTAGTACGAGTCTTCTTAGTTCTTATTTGTATTCTTTACGTTGCCACCAAAACTTTTTATAGCGGTCAAAAAATACTCTGCCAAATTTACGCATGTCTGAATTGAACTTATTTCTTTCTTTCTCTCCTCCTAGAGAGGAAGTCCAAGACTCTCTCTTGAAAGGGATGATCTGTAAGAAGGGAGTTCCAGCAGGAATCATTCCTTCAAATTTAGGGTCGCGTAACTTAAGAAACATATTGAATGGGACAGAGAAGTCATCACTGTCCACGATGCCACTAGCACAAGAGATGGGTGCAGGCTCATGATGCTGTGGCTCCATCACCATGATAGACCATCCTTTAGGGGTCTTAATACTCCAAGGAATTACAATACGAACAGCATAGTTAATATCTCTAGAGTATGGATGATTTTGAAACTGGTCCATGTGT